GAACGTATCTAAGGGGAACATCAAGGCAAACATTATTGATGCACCTAATTACGGCGTTAATAAAAAACAAACCTTGCAAGACTTTGCGGTATTGACAGGAGCAACAGTAATAAACGAGGACCTTGGAGATGATATGGACCTGATTGATGTAAGTCACTTAGGAACGTGCTTAAAGTCAATAACAACGTCTGACGAGACAATCATTCAGGTAGATGGAATGAGTGATGACGTTAAAGACTTGATGAAGCAACTTAAAAAAGAATTAAAGACCACAAAGATTAACGGCAAGAAGCACTTACTTGAGAAAAGACTTTCAAGGCTTGGAGGTAAGGTAGGAGTCGTTAAGGTGGGTGCAAACTCAGAGGTTGAACTAAAAGAGAAGGCCGACAGGGTTGAGGATTCAATCTGTGCTACTAAGGCAGCGATTAAAGAAGGTATACTTCCAGGTGGAGGTATTGCTTTACTTAATGCTAGTGATAAGGTTAAGGCCAACGACATAGGAGAGGAGATATTGCTAAAGGCGATAAAAGCACCGTTCCAAACGATAATGGACAATGCTGGTGTTAAGATAGGACTTGTAAACTCCGAGGAAGGTTTAGGAGTCAATGTAATAACAGGAGAGATTGTTGATATGGTTAAGTCTGGGATAGTTGACCCACTACTTGTTACTAAGAGTGCATTGAAGAATGCGGCATCTGTAGCCAATACGATACTAGCAACTGATTGTGTAATTAATAACTTAAGAGCATAATGAAGGCAGTAGGAAAGTATATGTTGATAGAGCCTGTAAAAGAAAAAGAGGTTTCTACAAAGGGTGGTTTAATCTTAGGAGAGAGCCACAGAGAAGATATAAGATACAGAGAGGCTAAGGTAAAGACCATAGGAACATTGGTTGAAGGAGTACAGGATGGGGATACCATTTACTACGACAGACACGCAGGGTTTGATATGGAGATTGACAAGGTTATTTATAAAGTTATTAAAGAGTTGGACGTTGTAGTTGTTTTATGAAGCGTTTAGAGGCCAACGACATAAAGAATTTAAGTCTACTAAAGCACTACCGCATTATCAGGCAGTGGGCTTGCAAGAACAATGGACTTTCTAATGCAGATCTAGAGTTATTAATTTACCTAGACTGCACTGGTCTCTTTAACAGGCTTGATTTTATTAATGGAGCTTACTCTTACAGCTGGGACACTAGGAGGTGGTCTAAGCTTAAAGATAACGGATGGATAAGTGTATTTGCTAAAAGGAATAGAACCACAACAAAAAGTAATGTATATAAGGTCTCATTTAAAGGGAAACAACTTATAAGTAGAATGTATAGAATAATGCTGGGTGAAGAGGATATACCTACTAGCAAAAAAAGGAACAGCATAATGAAGGGTAAAAAATATTCTGATAAAGTTCTTAGTAAATCAATTAAAAACGTAAACAACGATAAAACAATATAATAATGGGATATAAAACAAAGTCAATGTTAAAAGCAATTGGCCGTAACTACGAACCAAAACAACAAATAACTCAAGGCACAAGGCCTCAGGCTGGTGCTTACTCAAGAGGTAACAAAGACTGGACTGCTGTAAAGTCAGCAATTAATATACCTGATAATTTTGAGGAGGCAGCAACCGCATTAGGAACAAAGATTGGAGAAGAAAAAAGTATTAAAGAAAAAGAAGCAAAAAAATTAGCTGAAAGACAAAGGTTAGAAAAAGCCGCAGAAGAAGCAAGAAATTTAGTTGGTGGAAGTTTTACAGTTGATGAAAAGAAAATAGAAACATTAAAACCTACTATAAATACATCAATGACAACACCTGGACGTTCATTAAATCCAGTGACTCAATCATTTAATAATGCTGGAGTAGATTTAACCCCAAACTTTAAAGCTTCAAATAAAAAGTTTGACCCAAAGTCTGGGTTGATAATTAACTCAAACATTATGGGTGGACCTTTAATGACAGCACCAGATGCTTTTGAAAAAAGTATTAGACGAAAAGCTAAATATAAAAAATAAAACTATGAAGAATACAATAAATCAAGTAGGTATGGAAGCTGCTCAAAACATAGCTAGCTCTTTAGGTGCTGCTCCAGTAGCTCCAGCACCAGCAGCTCCAGCGGCTCCAGTGCCTGTTGCAACAGCACCGCCAGCAGTAACGCCAGCACCAGTTGCAGACGTTGCAATACCTCCTGTATTAGATCCACTTGTGCAGGCAACTAATCCTAATTTTTCACCAAACACTCAGAACGCCGCCCTTAATATGTATGGGGATGCTGCATCTAGAGGCTATTAAAATAAAACTATGAAAAGCAAGAAAATGGTAGAAACAAAAAGACCTTACGCACAAGAGCAAGGGTTTGATGCAATTTGGGCTGGCCCATTAAATATGGACAATATGCCAAGAGGGTATGGTTCAAGTAGTGGGTGTAAAGGTATTCAGTTATTGGCTAAGAATATGCCAGCATACCAGCCAGGACCTATTACAGAAAAAGCTAAGGGCTTTAAATTTTAATAAAGTTGGAAGACTTTAAGCTGTACGTTGCCAATGCGTTGGTAATGATGATAACTATGTCAGACATAGAGGTCATACTTAAGATACTTTTATTAATCGTAACTATAGGATACACTACTTTTAAGTGGTTGTCTGTTGCTAAAAAATATAAAGATGGAAAAGATAAGTAAGCACATATCATACAAAGAAGGGGTTAGAAGTTCTACTGCTAAGAGATTAAGCATAGACAACACTCCTAACGAGTTTGATTTGAAGAAAATGAAGTCTATATCCGAAAATATATTTGAACCTCTTAGAGAGGCTGTAAATGGCCCTATACGGATTAATAGCTTCTTTAGGTGTAAGCAGCTTAATAAAGCAGTAGGTGGAAGCGGTACGTCTCAACACTGTAGAGGAGAAGCTTTTGACTTAGATGACTCTTACGGTCATATGTCAAACGCAGATATGTATAAGTTTATTGAAGAGAACCTTAGTTTTGACCAAATGATATGGGAGTTTGGTGACGATGAAAATCCTGATTGGATTCACGTTTCTTATGTATCAGAAGACAAGAATAGAAACAGGTGCTTAAGGGCTGTAAAAGAAAATGGTAGAACTGTTTATATTGTAAAGTAATGGCAAAGAAAGTAAGTAAAAAAGATATGGCTTGTAACAAGCCTAAGAGAACATCTGGTCACCCTAAGAAGTCTCACATTGTGAAGGCTTGTGAAGGTGGAAGGGAAAAGCTAATTAGGTTTGGTCAGCAAGGTGCTAGTACAGCAGGTAAACCAAAGCCTGGTGAGTCTGCTAAGATGAAGGCCAAGAGAAAAAGTTTTAAGGCTAGACACGGAAAGAATATAGCTAAAGGTAAAATGTCTGCTGCATACTGGGCAGACAAAGTTAAGTGGTAAACAATAAATATATATAAAGATGAAAGATAAAAGTATGATTAATATGGCAGGGACCTCTATGGGCTCTGGAGTAAAAATGTGTGGAAGCCAAATAGGCAAGCATATGAAAATGGGTGGCCCAAAGATGATGGGTGGTGGTGAAAAGAAAAAGGTAAAAACTAACACAGTTGGAGATACAAAGTATACTAAAACAACAATTAAACGTGACGGATTTAAAAAGAAAGAGATGAAGTTAGAATACCTTGATGGAATATTTAGTGGAGGAGGCTCTTCTACAGATAGATATAAAGTTAATTATTCGCCCAATGATAGAGGCTCTTTTAAAGTCTCTTCTACTCCTATGTCTACTCCATACGAAAAACACGAGGCCCCTAAACAATTTAGAAATATCAATAAACTTGTAAGAAAGGGTTTAAGAAGTAAAAAGTAATGGCGTTTAAGTTATCTAATCCACCATATAAGAACGAACCGACCCCAGTCTATCAAGCAGACTTGGGGGAGGGTGTTCTTGGGCAGAGTAACAACAATGGCACTATCATAATAAATGAGAACCTAGACCCTAAGTTTCACAAGGAAGTTATTAGGCACGAAGAGGTTCACATTAATCAAATGGCTAGAGGCGACTTAGATTATGACGACAATAACATTTATTGGAAGGGTAAGGCTTACTCAAAGAACAATGCTAAAATAGCTATGGCTAGTCCTGCTAATTCTCCTTGGGAAAAAGAAGCCTACAGTAAGTCTAAGACTAAATATAAAGATAAAAAATACAATGTCTAAAAAATTTAAGGATACAAAGCTAGGTGCATTTTTAGGTAATGCTGCACCACACATACTAGATGTAGCTGGAGATTTACTTCCAGACGCTGGTGTGTTAGGTATGGTAAAGAACCTAATTGAAAAAGATGATAAGATTGACCCTGAAGTAAAGAAGGTCGCTTTATCAAAGACAAAAGAGATGTACGAGCTAGAGGTTAAAGACAGAGACTCAGCAAGAAGTAGAGAGGTTGAAGTTAAGAAGGCTGGCAGCAAGGACATTATGATGATGCTTACAGGAATTGTAGGCCTAGTGTCATTTCTATTTATAATATACGCAGTAGTTTACGAGGAAGGTGTTTTACACAACGAGCTGTTTGTACACTTGATGGGTATGGTTGAGGGAGTAGTGATATCTAACATTTTTGCCTACTATTATGGTTCTTCAGCAGAAAAATAAAAAAACATAGGTAATAATAAGAAGTAAGTAATTAAATTAAATCTAATATAATGAGAATAACAGATGAAGAGCTAGAGCTCATCAGAGAGCAACAAACAAAAATTGCTCAGATCAAACAAGACATCGGGACACTAGAACTTAGGAAGCACGAGGTTATGGGCGTAATGCTTGATGTAAATCAAGAAGTTGAAGAAACAAAAACCACACTAGAAGAAAAGTATGGTCGTGTAAACATTAACCTTGATGACGGTACTTATACCGAAGTTGAGGAAGAAGAATCTAAGTAATGAGTAGTGTTGTAAGAAAAATCAGCATAGGATCTGATTACAAAAATGATGCAATGCACTATTCTATAGGACAGCAAGTGTATGGTGGTCATGAAATATCTAACATTCTCCTTGATGAGAAAGATAGTTCTTACAACATCTACATAAAAAAGGGTGACGAAGTGCTACCTTGGAAAAAGTTTAATAGCAATATGGCTATTTCAGTTGAGTACGATTTACAGTATTAAATGAAAAGTATTCACGATTTTATCGTAAAACCTATAGAAGGTAGATACAATAATACTGTTAAGGTTGACGAGGTTGACCTGATTGTAAATACAAGAATTGAAGAATTTAAAAGTGTGAGTAAAGTTGCTGAGGTGGTGGCTTTACCATTAGCTATAAAAACTAACATAAAAGTTGGGGATAAAGTCATAGTACACCACAACGTATTCAGAAGATTCTATGACATTAGAGGCAACGAAAAAAACAGTAGAAGTTTTATTAAAGAAGATATGTATGCTTGCTCACCTGAGCAGATTTATATGTATGGAGCAAATAAGACTCATCTTGATTATTGTTTTGTAAAACCTTTAGTAAGCTATAATATTTTTTCTTTAGATAAAGAAAAGCCACTTGTTGGAATATTAAAGTTTGGGAACAAAGGTCTGGCCAACCTAGGAATAAATGAGGAAGATTTAGTGTCTTTTAGGCCAACGTCAGAATTTGAGTTTATCATTGACGGCGAACTATTATATTGTATGAAATTAATTAACATTGTTGCGAAACATGAACGTAAAGGAAACGAAGAAGAATATAATCCAAGCTGGGCAAAGAGCTGTTGAAGAATTAATAAAAGTAGCTAAAGAAGCTATTGTTGATTCAGACGATGACTTAACAGCGGATAAATTAAAGAATGCTGCTGCAACTAAAAAGCTAGCAATATTTGACGCTTTTGAAATCTTAAACAGAATTGAGCAAGAAGAAGAAATGTTAGACGAAACCCCTAAAGACGAAACCAAGAAGAAGAGCGAGTTTAAAGGGTTTGCGGAAGGTAGGGCTAAATTTAATTAGTATGTACGAACAGACACTATATAAAGTTCTAGACAACTACATAAAGGCATCTACTATAAAAAAGAAAAACAGGCACAAGTCCTGGAAGTACGGTTATGATGAGGATCATGACATGGTCATTATAAGTAAAACGGGTAAGATAGGAGAAATTTATGAAATACAAAATTTTAAAATAGCACTACCTGCTGAGTTTGAAACTCACAACTTTAAAGACAAAAAGTGGTCTCACACCGAGTACCCAAAAGAATTAAGTAGAATAAAAACAATCTTTGATTGGAAGGAGTACCCTGAAGATTTTAAAGAAAAATGGTACGATTATATTGAGAAAGAATTTGAAAGAAGAGAGCAGGGATTTTGGTTTAATAATAAGGGTAATCCTACTTACATTACTGGGACTCACTATATGTATTTGCAATGGTCAAAGATTGATGTTGGCCCACCCGATTTTAGAGAATCAAACAGATTGTTCTACATATTCTGGGAGGCCTGCAAAGCAGATGCAAGATGCTTTGGAATGTGCTACCTTAAAAACAGACGGAGTGGATTCTCCTTTATGTCTTCTGGAGAGACAGTCAACCTTGCCACAATATCAGTTGATTCTAGATACGGAATACTTTCAAAGTCAGGACCTGATGCAAAGAAAATGTTTACCGACAAGGTTGTACCAATCTCGGTTAACTACCCGTTCTTCTTTAAACCCATACAAGATGGTATGGATAGACCAAAAACAGAACTTGCATATAGGATACCTGCTTCAAAACTTACGAGAAGGAAACTTGACGCTAATGAAAACCCAGAGGATCTCAAGGGATTGGATACTACTATTGACTGGAAAAATACAGGTGACAACTCCTATGATGGAGAAAAACTAAAGTTACTTGTACATGATGAATCAGGCAAATGGGAGAAGCCTAATAACATACTAAACAACTGGAGGGTTACAAAGACTTGTCTTAGATTAGGTAGTAGAATTATTGGGAAGTGTATGATGGGTTCAACGTCAAACGCTTTAGATAAGGGAGGAGATAATTTTAAAAAGTTATATTATGCATCAGACGTCACGAGGAGAAACAGCAATGGACAGACTGCTTCAGGACTATATTCTTTGTTCATACCTATGGAATGGAACTACGAAGGATACATTGATTCTTATGGACTACCTGTATTTGACACACCAAAAGAGCCAGTAGAAGACCCTTATGGGCTTCCAATTAAGCAAGGTGTTATTGAGTTTTGGGACAATGAAGTTGCAGGCTTAAAAGATGACCAAGACGGGTTAAATGAATTTTATAGACAGTTTCCAAGAACGGAACAACACGCTTTTAGAGACGAGGCAAAAGAATCTTTATTTAACTTAACAAAAATATATCAGCAAATAGATCACAATGAATCTATGGCTGCAAGCACGTTAATTACTAGAGGTAATTTTCAATGGGAAAATGGTATTAAGGATACAAGAGTAGTATTTATGCCACACAAAGATGGTAGGTTTCATGTATCGTGGATACCACCAATAGGAATGCAGAATAGAGTAATATCAAAAAACGGGACTAATTATCCCGGAAACGAACATCTTGGGGCGTTTGGTTGTGATAGCTACGATATATCAGGTACAGTTGACAAGAGAGGATCTAACGGCTCCCTTCACGGGCTTACTAAGTTTAGCATGGAAGAAGCGCCAAGCAATCACTTCTTTTTAGAATATATTGCAAGGCCACAGACAGCGGAGATATTTTTTGAGGACGTGTTAATGGCTTGCATATTTTATGGCATGCCAATACTGGCAGAAAACAACAAACCAAGACTTTTATATCATTTTAAAAGAAGGGGATATAGAGGCTATTCAATGAATAGACCTGACAAAAATTATAACAAACTATCTGTGACAGAAAGAGAAATAGGTGGAATACCTAACTCAAGTCAAGACATTATGCAAGCACACGCTGCTGCAATAGAAACATATATAGAGGAACTTGTTGGAGTTTTAGGTGATGATGAAATGGGGGATATGTACTTTCAAAGAACTTTAGAAGATTGGGCAAGATTTAATATAAACAACAGAACGAAGCATGATGCTTCCATAAGTTCTGGATTAGCCATTATGGCTTGTAACAGAAATCGTTACGCACCGATAAACAAGGTGGTAAGAAAAAATATAAATTTAGGGTTTAAGAGATATGACAACTCTGGAAGTTATTCAAAAATAATAAATTAAATGAACGTAGGCGCAAATCCAAACAGTGTATTTCCTAGCCAGGTGGTTAGTGACGCAGAAAAATCAAGCTACGAGTATGGCGTTCAAGTTGGTAGAGCTATAGAGCAGGAGTGGTTTAGACAAGGGGGAAACGGTAATAGGTTTGCAACTAACACCAACAAATATCACTCGTTAAGACTTTACGCAAGAGGTGAACAGCCCGTACAAAAATACAAGGATGAGTTAGCCATTAACGGTGACATGTCTTACTTAAACTTAGACTGGAAACCTGTACCTGTTATTTCAAAATTTGTAGACATTGTTACAAATGGAATAACTGAAAAAAATTATCAAATAAAAGCTTACGCACAAGACCCAGAATCTTTAAAGAAAAGAACAGACTACGCACAGTCTATACTTCAGGATATGTACGCTAAAGAAGAGCTTCAGCAAATACAATCCGCTATTGGTATAAATGCATTTAATAGCCCTAACCCTCAAGCACTGCCGCAAACTAAAGAAGAGCTTTCAGTTCACATGCAGCTTGACTATAAGCAATCAATTGAAATTGCTGAAGAAGAAGTAATAAACCAGGTGTTAGCTACTAACAAGTTTGAAGAAGTTAAAAAAAGATACAACTACGATTTAACTGTGTTGGGTATTGGAGCTGTAAAAACTACTTGGAATAAATCAAATGGCGTTGTTACAGAATACTGCGACCCAGCTAGAATGGTTTATTCTTACACAGACGACCCAAACTTTGAGGACATATACTATGTTGGAGAAGTAAAGTCTGTTACAATACCTGAGTTAAAAAAACAATTTCCTAACATTCCAGCAGACGAGCTAAAAAGAATTGAGGAAATGCCTGGGAATAGGGAGATGATTACCGGGTGGCAAGGTTACGACAACAACACGGTTCAAATATTATATTTTGAGTACAAGACTTACAACAGCCAAGTATTTAAAATTAAACAAGGAATTAACGGATTAGAAAAAGTTATACAAAAGTCAGATGACTTTAATCCCCCAGAAAATGATACATTTAAAAAAGTATCAAGAAGCATAGAGGTATTATATAGCGGAGCAAAAGTATTAGGTAATAACCAAATGCTAGAATGGAAGCTTGCGGAAAATATGACAAGACCATTCGCAGATACCACTAAGGTGGATATGAATTATGTTATATGCGCCCCTAGAATGTACAATGGAAGAATTGATTCCTTAGTTAACCGTATAACGGGGTTTGCCGACATGATTCAGTTAACTCACCTTAAGTTACAGCAAGTAATGTCAAGAATGGTTCCTGATGGGGTGTTCTTAGATGTAGATGGGTTAGCGGAAGTTGATTTAGGTAATGGAACAAGTTACAACCCTGCGGAAGCACTTAATATGTATTTTCAGACGGGTAGTGTTTTGGGTAGGTCTATGACACAAGATGGAGACATGAACAGGGGCAAGGTTCCAATTCAGGAACTGCAGACATCCAGCGGAGGAGCTAAAATACAATCACTAATACAAACGTATCAGTACTACTTACAGATGATAAGAGACGTTACAGGATTGAATGAGGCAAGAGACGGTTCGGCTCCAGCTAGAGATGCTCTCGTAGGGCTGCAAAAGATGGCCGCTAATCAATCTAATGTAGCAACAAGACACATACTACAGGCAAGTTGTTATTTAGCTCTTAGAACGTGCGAAAACGTTTCTAGAAGAA